GCCTCGTTCGTGACAAATTCCATCTGCGTCACAGGGTTCGTCTCTAAGATTAGACTGACCGTCTGTATCCAATCTGCCGGTGTTGCGCTGTATTCACTGTCAATCGTCGCTTGTGACCGAGTGATCATGTAGCGATGGCGGATGCTGCGGTTAAACTGCGATTCCGCCAACGCCACAAAGTCACCTATAGCACTCGTCAAATCCGTGCGGTTTAGCCAATCGGCTACGCTCGCCTGGAGCTGTGAGTACGTTGCGATCGCCATCAGATACGCGCGTCTCGCGTGCGGAACGCGCGGTTATCGGGGTCGTTAAGCCATGCCTTCATCTTTTTAGGATCGTCGGCAATGCCTCTCGCTTTCAGGTCGTACAAGACGCTCAATGGAATGGACGCAACCTTCGACCACTCACCATGTTTTTGGTGTCGATCCATTTCGTTACGAGCTCGCTTGTTCGCCTCAACGATTGCCGTCACGTCTTGCGATGTCGCAATGGTGATCTTGTCGTCTTTCAGCGTCTCGCCAGCTTCGTATACGAAGTCTGATTTAATGCCTGTTGTGGCATCGTTAGACAGGTTGCGTTTTATTTCCATTGATAAGTCCTAGCTAGTGGATAGGTCAGCCACAACGCCCAGGCCAGCCTCTTGAGTAACGACCAAACCATACTCGCTCAAGGTCAGGAATTTTTGAGCATCGCCCGTCTTGGCTAGCTCTTCGGCCTGGATTGGGCGAAGCGTTGCAACCTCACACATATCTGGATCGATGACGTAAGCGTCGCGTGCGCGGCTCTTGGTAGAGGGAACAATCTGGACAGATCCAAAATCGCTTAAATAGACGTCCGCCGCCCCAACAATTGTAGTAGGGCCGTCAGAAGGTGCCATGTAACGCTGAGCAGCAATGCCGCCGAAGCCACTAATGACTGTCTTAACGTGAGGGCCAACCATGACAAACTGAGGCGAGCCCCCGTTGGAAAAGATGCCCTGCAGGACTGTTTTTAGCATGGGTTCCGTCATAGCTCGCTGGGTGCCGTCAGTAGCCGCACCGTTTACAACGCCGCCAGATACAGTTGGGTTAGCGCCGTTCGTTCCTCGAGATGTGTTGGTTCTGATGAACGCAGCCAAAGGCGCAGTCTTACGCGCAGTCGTGCTGTTACCAGCAACCGCTGCGTGGTTCAAACCACAAAGGTTGTGTTCCATATCGTTAGCAAGACGCTTGCCCGCTAAGCTGATCTGGTAAGCAACTTCTGCTCGTCGGCCCGCCAAATCCAACGCGCTCATCGTGTCAGACACGATAAAGTCTTTGCGGCTGATCTGCGTGTAGTTACCCAAACGAGTTGTTGGGGTTACTGCGGTGAACGCGGCCAAATCGTCGCCTTCCAAATGATGGTTAGCTGCAGCCGCACCTAGATCATCAGTCTGCCACTCAAAGAAAGTGTTTGTGACTGAGCGACTCTTGGTCATGTTGCTCATAAAAGGTCTGGTTTCTGGCGAAATCATGGTAATGATCGAGGATAAATCCTCACGCACGCCTTTGGCGTCGTACTTCAGAAAAGTGTTAGCAATAATACTCATGTTTTTTTAAGCCTTATAAAAGAGATTCAATCAAAGACGCTGCATTCTCTGCAGTGCCTCGCTCTTTGAGACGTTGATACGCGGCTTTAGTTTTGCGAGCGCTTGGCTTCACTTGCTGTTGACGAGATCCTGACCTGACTGTCTTACCCGATTGACCAGCCTTGCGTGCTTTACGCACTCGCCTCTGGCCTTTGTCGAAGAGCATCGCCTTTCGCAAAACTGCGATATGGCTAGCGCGCACAAGTGCGCCAAGCTCCTCTTCCGCAACGCCACTATCGAGCAAGTAGCTCTTTAGCTCTTCGCGCTCTCTTGCGGCCACCTTGTCGTCCTTCCACTCTGGGATGACGTCAGGCAGTCGGGCTGCTTCGTGAGTGATTAGCCCGCGCATTTGCTGCTCTTGCTCTTGAGCGTTAGCGTCATTCACACGCTGCTGCTCTATTGCAATGGCCTGCATCTTTTGCGCTCGCTGCTCAGTCCGCTGTCGGTACTGTCGTTCTAAACGACTCGCCTCGATTGGATCTTCGTCATACAGACGATCGAAATCCGGCGCTGGCTCGTCAAAAGCCGTTAGCTGCTGCTGCAAAGCTCCCAATAGTTGGGAATACTGTGTCCGCTCAAGAAGAACCGCGTCTCGGTCTTGTTGGAAAGCCTTACGCTCTTCCGCCAATGTCTGGCTCTTCTTGGTGTAGTCGGCTTGGCGCGAGTAACCGTTCTGAAGCTCATCAAGGCTAACCTCTACGTTTTCGCCGTTTATTTTTACGGTGAAGGTATCGGCTTGCTCTGGTTCGCCCTCGTCCTCGTCGTAGTCGTCATCCAAGTCGTCGGCATCGTCGTCTTCCGAGTCGAATTCCTCTTCGGATTCTTCAAACTCAGCACCCTCTAATGCCTCGCCCCCGTCATCCAGGGACTCGTCAACGTCGCTTGAATCTTCGGCTTGCCCTTCTGCGGGTTCCATCAATTTAGCGATAGCAGCCTGGGCGTCGCCCAAGGTGCCCCCCATATATGGGGATTCTTGTGTATCTATTTTATCACTCATTAGTTGTTCCGCTGTTTTGCGAAAGCAATCTCGTCGGCTGCTGCGCGCATCCGCACAACAATGTCGTCGAGTGCTTCCTGTTTTTGATGTAAGCGCTCCCGCATAGCGGGGTCACGTTCCTTGCACCACAGCTCGAAGTAATCGAGCCTTAGCATCTTGATGAGCTCGGCGAAGTCTTCGTCGTCCGCCAAGCGTTGAATGTTCAAAAGTGAATTAGGCGATAGGGCCATTCGGTACCTGCTGTTGAGCGGCCAGCTGCTTTACGAGCTCGCGGTCGCGATCTGAGTTGGCGCGAATGCCAGCGACATCAACTTGCGCGCCGTACCTGGCGCTGATTTCCGCAGCCTTGAGCACAATGTCGGCCTCGTCTTTGTCGCGCCGGCGGTCGTCTTCGCGCTGCATCTTTTCGCGCTCGAGCTCCAATTCAGCCTGCTTTTTCTGGATGTTCGCGTTGATCTCAGCCATCTGCACCTGGATCAGCTGCGCCTCTATAGGTGGTTCCTGTGGCGCTGGTGGTGTAGGCGGCTGCTGGCTTGGGTCTTTGAAGAATCGCTGCGGGTCTTTGAAGCCAGCCACTTCCAGGATCTGCACCAGCGTCTGGTAGTAGTTCTCAACGCTGACCAATGGATTCTCTGGGCCCAGCTGCTGCAATAACTGCTCTTGCTTGTCTGCGATCTGCTGCAGCATCTGCATGCGCTCAACGTCGCCGCCCTTGCCTAGCGCCACGTTGCTGACAACGTCCATGTCGGCATTCCAGCGGTCAGGGCTCATGGGCACAAACGTGTTGCGCAGACGTATCATGCGCGGCTTGTCCATGTGCTTGATGATCAGCTGCAACAAGCCTTTGTAGAGCCGCGTCATGCCGCCATCGGCGAACAGCCTGGCAATCATCTCGGTGCGCTGCTGAGCGGCCCCAATCGTCTGCTGTACGGCCATAAGCGTGCTGCTCTGCAATGCGCTTGGGTCGAGCCCGTCAGCCGCCTTAGAGACGCCTGTACGGTTCTCACGCATCTGGTCGAGGTAATCCAGCATGGGAAAGGCTTCTTTGCCAACGAAGGGCAAATTGAACGGCACAACGGCACCAGGCTGACGCATCCGAATCACGCCGCCAGCTTCGTTGTTCATCACGTCTTCGAGGCTCGCCTGGCCTTCGACGATGCCCACCCTGGGGTGCGTGCTCATCGCCAGGCTGTCGAGGCTTGCTCGCAGCACGGCAGTCTTGATCCGCTGAATGTCCATTGTCAGATCGGCGATCGACATGCCAAACATCGCGTGCGGCTCTGGGTCTGGGCAGAAGAACGCAAACGGCACCATGTCGGTCGGCTCGTTACGCAAGATTTCGTAGTTAGGGCCAGCGCAGCAAATGCGTCGCAATTCGGCAACGCCATCGCCGTCGGTGTCGATCTTGGCGTATGCCTCGACGTAAAGAACGCGGCGCACCATTTCAGAGTTTTCAAACGAGCTCTGCTGGTAGCGCTCGCGGGCCTCGACGTTAAAGAGCTCGAAGTCTGTATCGCTAGTGGTGGCGTATTGCTCAATCTCGTCGGCGTCGTAGCCGAGCTCGACCATGTTGCTGATGGTCAGGTAAGCGCGGTGCGCGACCAGGTCAGCATCTTCCAGGCTGCGAGCATTGCGATTGATCACAATCTCTTCTGGGGGCACCGACTCGACTTTGATTTTGCCAATCTTCTTGCGGTGCGTGACGCGAACCGAGTGCATCGCCTCGGGGTTGTCGCTCGACGTCATGCTTTTCAGCATGTCGATCTCAACGTCGGGGTTGCTGTTTAGCGCAGCCAAAGCCTGGTCGTCCAGGTTATCGAGCTCGTAGCTCTGCGTCTTCTCTGACTCGTCGTAGCAATACTTGATAAAGCCAGAGCCCTTCACCAGCGCGTCTTTCATGGTCGCGTAGATGATCTCGATGTACGACTGATCCTGGTCTTGATTCAGTATGTAATTCACATAATCAGTCGCCTGCTTGGCCATCTCGACGTCTTCAGGGCCAGTAGGCGCGTATTCCACAACGTGGTCAGAGCCACAGAAAATGCGCATAAGAGACGGCAGCATCGCCTGGACAGTGTCGCGCACGTCCATCGTTTGCGCGGTGCTGCGGCCCTCTTCTTCGTTGCCCAGGGGCTCGCCGGCGTAATACTCGGCTGCCTCTGCGCGCTGGGGCGAAATGGTGTTGTCGATGAAGTCCACGGCATCTTCGATGGCGAGCGTGATCGCGGCTTGGATCTCCTCGTCGCCCATGCCCATGTCTTCTTCAATGAATTCTTCGTCGTCGTATAGTTCTGCCATCGTTATATTCCTGGTGCCAGTAGGCCGCCAAATGCCTCAAACGGCGCGCGAAAAGCAGCGCGCTCAGCTGGGTCTTCCATGTACTGCTGGTCTAGCAGGCCGCGCATCGCAGGCGTGCTCATCATGGAATTTGGGTTTTGCGTCGGCGGTAGTTGTTGGTTTTGAATAAAACTATTCATTTGCTGGCCGTAACCCTGCGGAGACGCGATCGCGGCCCGTGGATCTGGTGCAGCCATGCCTTGCACAAACGTGTCTATGCCGCTCAACAAACCAGATACGAAGCCCTGGCCTGCTTCTGCAGCGCGCTTGGCGGGTTGTCGCGGCGATACTTTCTGCCGCCGGCACGGCGGGCATCAATCTCGTTTTGTATGTCTATGTCTTCAGGCGGTATCGCCATCGCATTGCCAGAAGACGTAGCAGCTGCGATTGCTGCAGCACGGCCCATCTTCTTTTTGTCTTCAAGATATTTCATGACGCCGTCTAGCCACTGCTGATCGGCTTTCTGCGCACCACCGCCAAGCAGCACAGCGCCTGTGCGCTCTGTTTCGTTAAGCGGCTGACCCAAGCGAGAGCTTTTTTTTGCGGTCACTCGCAGGTCGCCGGTTGCCCTGTACAGGTCTGGAAACATCACCTGCAACGGTATGCTTTCTTGCAGGCCACCAGTGTAGATGCCTTTCACGCCATGCGAGTAGGTATCGTGCATGGCGTCGTCTAGCAGAGCAGCACCTGGGAAGGCTTTTATGGTGCTGAACCCAGACTCACCACGCGGTAGTCCACGCAACTCCGGTTCAGTGATCGCGCGCAGTGTGTCTTCGTAGCTTGGAAAACCGACCCTGCCGTAGTCGTTTTTCATATCCATTTTGTTTACGACCAACTTTCGCAGGTCAGAAGGCGCAACACGTTTTCCGCCTTTTTTACTTGCCGGTGCCAGACCTTTCATCTGTGCCAGGCCTTCTTCAGTCTCAACGCCAGCGAAATCCGGCACGCTTTTTCTGATGTCAGCGTTAAAGCGATTGATGTCTTTCTTCGCGATCCCGAGCGCCGGTATCTGACGCACCATGCTTTCGACTAGCATCGTATTGAACTTCATTGACTCGTCGCCCATGCGGGCAAAGACACCGCGCACGTCATCGCTCAAGCCAGCAGCACGATTAATTTGATTCTGTAGTTTTTGCGCAGCGCCTTGGCTTGACGCCCAGCCCAACAAACTATCCAGATCGGAATTCATCAAACCATAGTTAGGGCCGCCCTGGAGCGGCACAGGAGCGCTCAGCGGGACGCCTTCGACATCCAATAGACTCGAGCCAGCGATGCTTGGATCGCCCTGTATGGGCACCATAGCGCTGCCCTGAAGGTCTTCTGGCCGTATGATCGTGCGCTGCAAAACGTCAACGTCTTGCGAACCGCCAGGCTGCATTCGCATGCGTTCTCGTCGGCCGAATGCAGTCTGATCGTCTGCTATCTGCTGCAGGTACTTGTTCACCCTGTTCATGTCGCGCTTTGACAAATCTTCGCCGCGCAACATGGCGTCCATTGAGGCGCGCAAGACGGGGGACAGACTAGCGGTGAGCACGTTCGCTTCGGCGTCTTGTGGCGCTGCAGATAGCGTGGTCATCGCGGCCAATGGGATGCCGTATTTCTTTGCAATATCGACGTACTTGTCGTCGAAAATAACGTAGTTTTCCGTTTGCTGACCGCGCCGCCTGCTACGGCTATTACCGTCTAGATAGCGAACACCCTTCAGCCCAGCGTCTTGCAGTGTTTGCGCAGCAAATTCGGCACCGTCGTCTTCGAGATAGCGAAGTAACTCCATGCCATAAGGGTTTTCTCGAGTGTTGAGATTAAGGTTTTCCGATACAGTCTCAAACCAATCAGTTGCTTCTAGTTTGGCTTGCACGCCTGGTGGTTGCTCATCAAGCGGCGCGAAAAGATCAAGCAAATCGTCGTTATTTGCTTGGATGCGTACCTGGTACATGTTGCCAAAATTGACCGGCTTGCCTTCACTGTCGCGAAAGGCTTCCATCTCATCGGCAAAGGAGTTTGCCTGAGACCTGTAGTCTTGATCGTAATCAAAATCTTT